GGCAGATACATCATGTTTGTCCATTAATCTTCCTAATTAATTCTATCCATATTTTTGCTGGCATCGTTGCATACCATTCTCCTACATCTCCTTTACCTGTTCGTTTGTGTATAACTACACCTGTCCATGCTTTATCATTTTGAATTTCTACTTCTAGTTCTTTTACCCATGCGGATAGGTCTAACTTTCTGTGGTTCTTTACCTCTATAACTACACCATTAACTCCTGCTATGTCTCCTTTATCTAAGTGTGCACCTGCAATCCTACGCTCTACATATGGGTACCATTTCTTTAACCAATTAACTACATCTCTTTCTGCGCTGGAACCCTTTGCTTTGCGTGGATTGCTCATTCAAACTCCTGTTGCTGTGGCATATAACGAATCATAACATCATCTAGATACATAGATTCTGGGTTGAATGCAAGAGTAACATAGTTGTTACCTGTTTGGTCAGCCTTGCCATAGCGATTCTTAACTGCGGCAACGCATAGGTAATTCATATCTGCTTGTTTCATCTGACCAATAGTTAATACCATTGCTGGTATCTGATTGACTAGCCCTTGGATTGACGACCTTGGCTGACACGGACTACCTTCATATCCTTCTTTGGTATGGTGCAATACAAGTAGTGCTGCGTTTGTATCTCTGGCTAGATACTTAAGTTCTTTCATGGCTGCACGCATACCACCGAACTCATCGTGTCCATCCATTGCTATGTCCATAAGATTATCTACAACTATAAGTGCTGGGCTCTTGCCCCAAATGGTTTCAAATGCTGATACTTCTTCATCTAAATCTTTTAGTGTTGGGCTGGATTCAAAGCACCAAAACAAATGATTACCATTGGCTAATACTTCTTTTGCTTTTTCTGGTTGACGTTTGATTAGTTGTTCTGCTTGTTGTTGGCTGATGTTACCAGTCATAGCAATCAATCTCATTGCCATTGTATGTGCGTTGGTATCCGCACTAAAGTAAAGAGTTGGCAGTTTAGTTTTGGCTGCAATTGCTAATGCAATTGATGACTTGCCTGCACCTGGGGTGCCTGCTATTACTGTTACCTCTGCTCTACGTAATATCATTCCTGCATTTTCAAATACTTTAAAGACGGCAGGTAAAGGTTCGCCACCTACATTTGTATTGTTAACACTTCTAATTAATGTTTTCATTGTTCTCCTTTACTGTAGATGGGGGCTGGCACCACGACTCAGCCCCCATTTACTATAAAATACTAAGCAAAGATTGGCTTAGTACGTAGTTCTGTTGGAACTTTTGGCCCAGTCCAACGAGGACCTGCTGCTGGGTCATAGAATGCTTTGTATGGTTTGCCAGTTGCCTGTGCTTTGCCATACTTAAGAACCATGACACCACGTTCACATGATGGTGCACCTGGCTTGTTATATACCCAAGTGTTACCCCATTTATCTTCTACTGTTTCTTCTCCACCTGATTCTGTGGATGCTATGTTTGCATTGAAACTAGAGGCAATGTCTGCTACTGACATCGGCTTGTTTGCTGATGTCCCTTTGACTGCTAGTTCTACTTCAGTAACTGCATCGGTTATAACATGTATACCTTGTGCAATCATGTCAGCAAACTGGTCTGCTGTTTCTGCACGCAGAGTTATCTGTGTGCCTCCTGCTGTTTTGAGATTGATACTGATTGGTGCTTCAGTGCTACTCATTTTTCTCCTATTCAAATGAAGTGGTTAAACCTTTTTGGTCTCTCCACTTTCTTGCTTTCATGGCTAATTGTAAACCTTTCCAGCCTTCTTTAATATCTATCCACACTAACTTGCATGTGCCTGTTCCTGCGGGTAGATGTATAATGATTGCCTTATCTTTGTTTACTTCGCCCCATGTACCACGGGTTGCCGTGGCACCATCATACGGCAAGCCGTTAGCATAGATTGCTAACTGTATTGCAATATTACTTGGATGGTCTATGCGACCAGTCTTAATATCTGCAATAAATAACTCGCCTTTATACTCAACAAGTCTGTCTGGTGTGCCAGCAATATTGTATTTGTCTAACACACTAAACTGTTCGATGAACTTATTGTTGAGAATCTTAGTTGCATGTTCATATGCTTTTATATCTGGTGCCCATTCATCTGGTACTACACCTAAGTCTTGTCCTAAATCTAATCGTTCAGCAAATGAATGGATTGCTGTACCTATGTTGGCTGCTTTGTTTGCGCCTGCTACTTGCATAGCATCTTCAATCAAAGAGTTAACTGCCATCTTATCTTCTTGTGCTGCAGTAATAGATAATAATATATCTGGTCTGGTTGTTAAACCTATCGCAGCCATCCGCATTTTCCATGCTACTAATGCTGATGCATCATCTAATGAATTGGCTATTGTAGTTGCTCGTGTATAGGCCACTGGTTTGCCACCTTTGGGTGGCACTATCAATGGTCTGCCGTACCTATCTCTATCTATTTCTTGTGTCATGTTCTCCTTTTATGGGTTGCCCTGAGAAAGGAGATAGCCGAAACCAGGGCACCCAAGATTAGTATATCACATACTAGGATTCAGGATGAACCGACTCTACTGAGATGTCGTCTACCCATATATCACCATCTGAGGTAAAGTTAACATCAATACTATCCTTGATGATTTCTTCTGCTGCCTCAGCATTAGGTGCTTCTAGACCTGTAACTGTAACTGAAATGTTTACTGTTGCTGACCAAGACTTAGTTAACTCTTCGCTGCCTATATTTACAAGCAGGCTGTTAACATCATCTATATCAGCCACAATTTCATTGCTGTCTGTTTCATATCTAGCCTGAAAGAACTCCCGTACATCAAACTTAGCACTCTTAAACTTACGTTCTACTTGTGCTAGTTCTATTTTGAGGTTTTCTTTTTCTTCTATTAATCTGGTAAGTGATTCATTGGTAAAGGTATACTTAGTATCTTTTACCTGGATAGATACTGTTGGTTCAGCACCATCTAGTTCTGTGTAGTACATTGTCATTCTATCTCCTATTCTTGTAGTAACCACGGTTGAAGGTGGTGCCCTTCCACGATGGCGTGGGCAGGCGCTGAACTCTGGCCACGCCAGAGAACACCTTCTGGAAGTTCTATCATTCTATTGTAGCACTCTTCATTACACGCTGCAATAGCGGATATGCAAGGTTCTACCATAGATACTGGAACCATTGGGTAATGGTTGTGTTGTAAGTGTAGTTTAATTTGCCACTCTAAATCTGTATTAGAACTGGCTAGTTCTGTAGCAAAATTTCTACCCATTACTTAACCTTTATAGATGTTTGTGAATGAGTAGCACCCCCTGCTTTGTCGCAGTCATCACACCAATAGCCATACAAACCATTAGCAAATAATGAATCTGATACTACTATTTTATTTTGTCTGCATACATTACATTCTTTATAGTTTGATATTCTACCCATCATACACCTAGCAATTCTAATGCTCTGGTTTTAACACCATCATTACGACCAGCCATTGTGCTAACTGCTAGGTTCTTACCCTTAGCATTGTAGTCAGCCCACTCTATAACTGCATGCCACATACCAAACTCTGTGTTCCGTATGTTCTCCTGTGTAGGAGAGGTAGCATAGATATCAAATGATTTAGTTCTAGCATTGATTGCATTGGTAAATTGTTTTTTCTCACCTGTTGATAACAAATGATACGGTGCTTCCTCTATCTTACTAGGTAGTGGGAACACACGCTTGAAATAATTTTTGGCATGCTCATGACTTGCTTTTCTATCAAGTAATGTATCTGCCAATGCGGTGTAATCATTAGCCATATCATAAGTTAATCGTATGATGTTGGCAATCTCTGACACTGATAGCATTGCATTGCTTGTATGATTTAAACTGTAAGTATACTTGTTATTGTTCTTGTATATCTTATTGATTTGATTCATACAAAACAAACGCTCAATCACTGGTTTAATTATGACTGAACTGCTGCCATCGTGGCTAGTCCTGGCTAGTAAGAAGGCTGAGTGCGGGTCATCTGCAATGGTCATCTCCATTGGAGTTTCCATTAACATCCAGACTTTTGCACCACCATCATATTCACCTGCTGCTGCATATCTAAGTCCACTAGAATCAATTAAGTTATCTAATGCACCAAAGATTTCTGCATTCTGAAATACTTTATAGCGATTACCTACTACACTAATGGCTGATGTCTGACCATATGGGTCTGTTTTAATAACCGCTTTCTTGTTTTCTATTGGGATATAATCTTTAACCATATTAGTTCCGTTCTCACCTGGAACTGTATAGGTTGCAGTTATATCATGCAATGATACTGACCAATCTAATCCTGCTTGACTGGCTACCTCACTGGCTGATGTAGCCTCTACTGCTACGCCTGCTTTGTGCCATGCGCTTTTGCGTACGGCTCCGTGTATGAGAGTATCAGTTGTCATTAGTTACTTCCTCAGTATCTATTGCGTAGATAGTATCAACAACTTTAGAGTGTAGTTGTTGTGCCATTTTAGCAAACTCATTTGCTGGCCACTCAGCCAAGAATACTCGGCTTAATAGTTTTGCTAATGGATACTCTGGGTCAAGAGTTAGTATATCAACCAACATTTCTTTGGCTAGTTCTGTGTCTTCAGTTTGATATAGGTATCCACAAAATACTGTGGCTAATGGGATTGCTTTGTCTTTGACAATAACATTACCAAGTAATGATATGTATTCACCTACATAGTTGATATCTTTTTCTTGTTGAACACCCATGATAAAGTCACGGATTTGTAGGTTCTCGTTGGTTGCAATTGCTACCTCTGCTATGTGTGTGGCTGATGGTATAACACCATCTGCTATACCGTCAATTGCTTTACGAATGTCCTCAACAATACGAACATTAGTATCACGGTCACTTGGATTGTACTTACCTTCTTGATTAATTAACTCGGACTTTACTTCACTGCGAAGTAAGGCATAGTCTGTATCTATCACTTTATCTCCTTTGTTAGAGGGCGTCCTGCCCCTGTCGGCAGACGCCCGACCTGTTACAAATACCTGGCTATTGAATTGTAAGTAGATGTTGATACTGTTTCTTCATCAGTAAGTTGAAGGATACGAATAGCATTGCTTATCTCTTCTTTCATCTCACGATAACTATGAACATTCATTGTTTCAAAGTCACGCTCTGGTTCAGCAGGAAAGTTTCCTTCTTGTGTCATAATATCGAAGTCAACATTAAGAGTATTACTCCATGAACGATAGTTAGTTCTAACATTTTCTGCTTTAGAAAAGTTATCTATAGCCCACTTCTGAATATCTTTTTTCCATTTTTCTGTAGCCTCTTGATACTTTGCTTCGGCTTGGTCTTGTGATGTGTAGTCAAGTTCTAACTTGGCTAACGCTTGTTGCAATGCAGTAATTACCTTTGCTGTGGGTAATTTTACATTGATTGTTCTGCCATTTCCTCTTGCCATTTGTATCTCCTTTGTTAGTTGGTTAGTGAGCAGTTTGACTTCATGCTCAGGAAGTTGGCATAAACTACGCTGCTTTTCAGACTGTAATGTCCTTACGCTGGTTCACTATGCCAAACTTAGTACCATCCATTTGCACGCCAATGTGCCCATGCAACTGATGGTTTTTTGTAGCGGTGTTGGATATACTCCAGCCCACGCTCAATCTGGAGCGGGGCTGGGGTGTTAGGGTCAAGCCCTAAAATTTGTGGGATTCCACCAGCAGTAGACTCAGGGTTATCTGCCGTATGTTTCCAGGCAGATTCTTTACCCCAAAGTTTTGCTAGTGCTGTGTATTCAGACCTGTTCCAATGTGGGTATTCCCATTTCATCAAGGCTTTGGCGTACGCCTTGGCTACTCGTGGTGTCCAGGTAGATGTGTCTATGCAGTTGTTCTGCAATTGTGTTGCTACTGCTACTGCGTATGCTGGACTGGGAAAGAATGGTATTGATAAGAAGGCTAGTAGCCAACTTAAATACCCTGCTAACAATCTTTTCATCTAATAAACCTCCATGTGATATATCCAAAGAGTAGTAAGAATGTCCAAGATTGTGTTGTTGTGAGGTATGAATTTGCAAAGATTTGTTCAATCATTTCACCCTTACAATCTCTTGGCTGTGCTTAACACCCTTATCAAACTCTAACACATGCCATTCTGATGGGTCATCAAGGGCTTCATCACCTGCTGTATCTATATTTATATGTGTGGTTCGGCATCTAACTTTGGCTAGAATCCACACGGTGTGCTCCCATTGGGGAGTATCTTCGTCAAGCATTGGACTCATCCTGATTTTTGGCGAGGTCATTAACGGTTGGCTCATCGTTTACATATAGCCTGCCTGTTGCAAGTAACTCGTCAAACACATCAAGCATGTCCATTGTTGATAGAGCAAATGCTTCCTTGATTTTAAGTAGTTCTTGTTCTGTTCTCATTGCTATCTACCTTTCCATCTTACGTCTGGTTGCAGATACATCACTCATGCGCTGAATGATTTCGTTCTGTGTCTTGATTATATAGATGCTATATCCAATGGTCAAGATGCTAGCAATAAGGGCTATCATAATACCTATCATTGTTCCTGTATCTAGATACATACATACTCCTTGTTCGACTCGTAGTTATCCAATGAACCTACTTTGTGGTCCCGCAAAATAAAAAAAATTTTGGTGGCAAGGTGAGGCAAAATCCCCACCTTGCCTGTTGCTCAATGTTCTAAGCAACCCATGTATTTATTGATTTGAAAATGGCATGTGCTACAAATCGTAGCCCATGATGGAAGAGCCAGATAAGCATTCATCTCATCTGGTTCAAACATAGGGAAGACATGTTTGCCAAGGAATAACCAACCTGGTGCACGGTCAGTTATATCGTAAGCACCTTCTAGGTATTCGCCATCACGGTTAGTCCATTGATGGCCATACCCTCTCTCATCAGGTGTGTTAACGGATTGAGCAGGTTCTGACTCCTGCTCACTCCTATTAATCTGCTGAAAGTTTAGTGCGTATTCGGCACTAGAACCTTCTTGAAGTAGATTACATTCTACGCAATACTCATCACGAGTATCCAACCAAGTGGCTGGATTCTCGTGTGAGCATGAGAAGGACTGCGTAGAAGATGACAAAGCAAATGATGTCATCAGGCTGGTTTATTAGGCCAGTGCGATGTCAGTGATTACAAGGTTGTCATACCAAGTGCCAGCCTTTTTGCCAGCCTTGGTTTCCATGTAACCATTGATGTTGACCACTGCGTCTGAGGTATCCACAAGATTTTTGCGGATGAACTCAAGGTGGTCAGGGTTAGCAGTAGTCACGATGCGGGAAGCAACGAAGACGGATTGGTAGGAACCGTCTGGTTGAGCAACTGCTCTGGTGTCAAG